GTCGGAAAATTAGTAAAAAAGTGCCAGGAACACGACAAGAAGTACGCAGGGGAATCCCAATCGTCTACCCTTTTCTTGCCGGAGGAAACAGTACAGTCTATACTTAGACTTGTAAGATGTCATCTTGGACCATGGTCCCCCATCCCAGAAACAGTGCCCATTACTTATCTAGACATGATAGTACATATAGCCGATAACATTGCATCTAAAGTCCATTATGTAGTAGATGGAAAAAATATTGTGCAAGAAAGATGGAAGTTTTAACTTGGAAGACAGAATTCCAAAAAGATATTATTTACTTTCTAATTTAGACTCTTTAATACAAGAGTCTGTTTATTATCGTTCTTTTTCTGATGATATGAAGAGTGATAAAAAAGTACTTTATTTATTTGAAGAAGATTTTGGTAAAGCAGAAATAGAATGAAGATCTCATCCGACCCCAGTAAATACACATACTCCTGGAGATACGTAGAACTTGCAAAGCATATTCCAAGTTTAAATAGAATTATTAGAGAAAAAGTAGATGGAATACCAATTCTACTAGACGTTAACAACGTCCAAAAATATGCTCGCAAATATTCCAATACAGGAATATATACTTCTGTTTGGCACTATAACGATCAAGATATAGAAAAAGCCACTAGGCTTGGCTCGTTGTATTTTGACATAGACAATGAGGACGCAAATGTATCATTGGCAGAATGCCAAAAGCTTTATGAACATTTATCTCAATACATTCCTCAAGAATCCATTGTAGTTTACTATACTGGTAAAAAAGGTTTTCATATTGAGTGCGAGGCCTTAGCTCTTGGTATTAATCCATCTAACTCACTTCATCATTCTTTTAGATTCATTGCAAATGATTTATCAACAAAGCTTAATTTAAGCTCATTAGACTTTAGTGTTTATGACCTAAGAAGAATGTGGAGACTGCCAGGGTCTAAGCATCAGGAAACTGGTCGTTATAAAACAAAGCTATCTAGTGATATTATCTATTCAGATATAGACAACATTATTAGCTACTGCTCGGTGGAGCAAGACAACACAGTTGCTGATCAAGAGTTTTCCTACACTGCCAATGAATGGTATAGAGAGTACTCTTATAAAATGGAAGAGGACAGAAATAAACCTAAAGACATCCTTGCCTATTTTAATCAATATGGATCAAAAGCTCGTATAGATGTAGAAGACTCAAATAAAGTCTTTGACAAAAAAAAGTTACTTGAAAACTGTTCAGCTTTTTCTAGAATAGAAAGTGAAGCAAAAGAAAAACATCACCTAGATCATGAATCTAGACTTTTCTTGTGTTCAATATTAACCTATACAGATGATGCGGTTCAATATCTTCACGATGTTCTAAGTAATTGTAATGATTATAATCCACGAAAGTCTTCTGCTCATATAAGCGATTGGATTAAGAGAAGAGAGATCGGAATTGGCGGTAGACCTTATACATGCGAGAGAGCCAACGCTGCCGGAGTTGGATGTGGAGATTGTTCGTTGGAACAAAACAAAAAATGGGTTAAGATCGGTGACAAATATATGGAAACAGATGAAAAAGTATCTCCTTCACCTATAAGATTTGCATATAATGTAGAAAAAAAAGGAGGTGAAAAGAAAAATGATTGAAGACACAGATGACGTAATCGGCGTATGCAGTGAATGCCACTCAGATCAGCCAGAAGAATATATGTATAGAAGTCCGTTTGCTCAAAACGGAACAAATGTACCATGCAAGTATTGCGGTGGAGTAGTTGTTATTACTTATAGAGAATCAAGAGACGACGCTTTAAATCAAAGCGATAGAAATAGAGGAATAAATTGAAAAATTGGACCAACCTACATAACCACACTGTCTATTCAATGTTAGATGGACATGGTAGGGTTGAGGAGTACTTGTCAAGAGCAAAGGATCTTGGCATGGTTGGGTTAGCTACGACCGACCATGGCAATATCCACTCTTGGCTTGACTTCTACGATGCTGGTACAAGCGTTGGAGTTAAACCTATTCTTGGTTCTGAGTTCTATCAAGCTAGAAAAACTAGATTTGATAAAGATGAAGAAGAAAGAGCTGGCAAGGCAAAGAATGAATGGGAGCAAAGAGGCCCATATCATATAACGATTCTTGCAAAGAATAATGTAGGCTATAAAAATATTATAAAGATTTCTTCTAGGTCATACACAGAAGGCTTTTATGTAAAGCCCAGAATAGACCATGACCTTATAGCTGAGCATTCAGAGGGTATCATTGTGTTATCCGGCTGCTTGAATCGGAGAAGTAGCTCAAGCTCTCTTAAGAAATGATTACGACTTTGCCCTAAATGCTGCACTTAAGATGCAGGACATTGTTGGTAAAGAGAATTATTTTATAGAGATTCAAAATCATGGGTTAGCCGAACAGCTGAAGATAACAAATCAGCTTGTAGAAATTGCTAACAAAATAGGTGCAAGAATAGTTCCAACTGGGGACTGTCATTACGTGCACAAAGAAGATGCTCACGCCCATGATATTATGTTGTGCGTTGCAACAAACAGTAATATTTATACTGAGAATAGATTTTCTTTTAGTGGAGATAATTTTTATCTTAAGTCTTATGAAGAAATGGCTTCTACTTTTGATGAATCATGGCTAAAGAATACTCTTCATGTTTCTGAAATGGTTGATGTTAACTTAAGTTTTGGTGATCTCTACTTTCCAAACTATCCAATTGAAAACGGTCAAGATGTTGACTCCTACTTAAATGGATTAGTCTGGTCTGGTTTAAAGAAAAAGTATGGAGATTCACTTTCAGATGAGATCGTATCTAGAGCCAACCATGAGCTAAGAGTCGTAAAGGAAATGGGTTTTCCTGAATACTTCTTAGTGGTATCCGACCTGGTTAACTGGGCAAAAGATAATGACATTAGAGTTGGCTGGGGAAGAGGTTCTGCAGCAGGCAGCATCCTTTCGTACGCTTTAGGTATTACAAATTTAGATCCACTTAAGTTTGGACTAATGTTTGAAAGATTCTTAGTTGAGGGAAGAAAGTCAATGCCTGACATCGACTTGGACTTTGACGATAGACATAGAGATAAAGTAATTGATTACGCCAGATCTAAATATGGGCATGACAGAGTTGCTCACATTTGCACCTTCAATAAGACTGGTGCTAGACAATCAATCAGAGATGCAGCGAGAGCACTTGGTCATGACTTTTCAACTGGCGATAAGGTCTCTAAGCTTGTTCCACCTCCAGTTTTAGGAGTTTCAAAAAACCTGGGCGAGTGCATGCAGGTTACCGAGTTTAAAAAAGAATACGAATCCAGCGAAGACAGTAAGACAATCATTAATGCAGCCTTTGGCCTAGAGGGGCTAGTAAGACAAACTGGTGTACACGCTGCAGGAGTTGTTATTTCAAGAGGTCCTTTGACGGACTACCTACCCATTATGCAAAAAGGTGTTGATTCACCAATCGTTACCCAGTGGGATATGGGTAGAGTTGAACAGTGTGGACTATTAAAGATTGACTTCTTAGGTTTAAGAAACCTTGGTGTGATTGATCATTGTTTAAAGCTATTGGAAAAAAATAAAGATATTAAAATAAATCTAGATGAAATACCATTAGACGATAAAAAGACTTTTGATGAGCTATGCAAGGGCAACGCAATAGGCGTGTTTCAGCTTGAGTCATCTGGAATGAGACAGCTAATGGTTCAGCTGCAACCTCAAGATATTAAAGACATTATGGCCCTAATATCACTTTATAGACCAGGGCCAATGGGTTCTGGTATGGATAAGCTTTATATAAATAGAAAGCACAACAGAGTCCCAATAGACTACGAACACCCTGCAATGAAGTCTGCACTTCAAGACTCCCTGGGCATCATGCTTTACCAGGAAGACGTTCTAGCTGTTGCTAAGGACTTAGCTGGATTTACTGTTCCAGAAGCAGATGATCTTAGAAAAGTTATCGGTAAAAAGCAGATGGATAAAATCCCTAAGCTTAGAAAGAAGTTTGTTGACGGCTGCTTAGCAACGGTTGATATCACAGAAGATAAAGCTAATAAAATATTTTCTGACATTGAATACTTTGGTGGCTATGGTTTTAACAGAGCTCACGCAGCAAGTTATGCGATGGTCTCCTATATCACTGCTTACTTAAAAACTCATTATACAGCAGAGTACATGGCAGCTCTACTAACATCCGTTGCTGGAAATAAGGATAAGTCAGCACTATATCTTTCGGACTGTAGAAACCTTGGTATAAAGGTAGCACCTCCGTCAATTAATTTTTCTATGCACGACTTTGAAGTTGTTTCTGACACAGAAGTTCTTTTTGGTCTTTCTGCAATCAACGGTATTGGCCCAGCAATAGCAGACGCAATTATTAATTGTAGAAATTCAGATATGCCCTATGAATCAATGCACGACTTCATGAGAAGATGCGATTCTGTTATTTTAAAAAAATCAACGATAGAACATCTGGCTGCATCTGGAGCTTTTGATGAACTTATATCTTTAACCGAAGACATTGAATTGAATAGAAGAAGAGAGTTAGAAATCCTAGAAAGAGAAAAGAGTGAACTTGGTATTTACGTATCAAAGCACCCTATAGAGGGTGTCTGGGATGCTATTAAACCAAAGATCGATTCTGAAATCTTTGATCTTTCAGATTACTCTGCTGGTTCTAAGGCAAAAATTGGTGGAGTTATAACTTCTTGCAAGAAAATGATCACCAAAAAAGGGATGAAGATGTTCAAGATGAACATAGAAGATTTAACTTCTGGAATTGAAGTTATTATTTTTCCCAAAGAAGCAAGACAAATGGAAGATGATTTCTTTTCAGAAGGAGACATCGTAATATTTAACGGCACTGTTTCCAAAGAGGGAGACGAAGAAGCTTCTACTGTTAAATTAATTTATACATCCTGCGAAAAAATAGATAGCGCAATACTTACTGGTAGTAGACCTATAATTTTAAAAGCTGATTCAATGGTATCTAATGAAAACATACAATCTATATATGATATAATTAATGCAACAAATGGCGCTTCCACTGTATTTTTAGAAATGACAGATGGAATCAAGAAGTATAGTTTTAGATTTAATAAAACTACTTCTCTAAAAATAGAAGATAAATTACAATCAATAATTAATTTAGGATAAAGAATGATTAGTCAGGTAACAATAAATCCAACGCATAAACCTTGCTGGGTATTCTGTTCCTCGTGCAACAGATGCCAAGACAAGGGTAGATACAGTAAGTGCGGAGACTGTAGTGGTAGGTATGATCCAAACTTAAAAATTCTTCCACACCCAGATGATTTCTGCGACTGCAAAAATGGTGTTCTTAGATGGAGAACTCAAGAGGGTAGAATAATTATCACTAGGTTCAAGTCAAATCCGTTCAAAGGTAAGGTTACCTATGAGAAAAAATCAGAAGATGAAAGAGATTGGGACTCTTATGTTAGAGACATGAGAGAAAAGCTCAATGACCCAAATTGGAACCCCATAACTATAGTCGAGGATTAATTTAATATGATTTCAGAATCAGGAAGAATTACAAAAGGTTCTGCCACTCTAATAGAGTACGCAGAGACAGAGAATGCAATTCCGGATAAATTCTTTTTACAAAGTGGAGTAGTTGGCCTTTATGCTTCTGCTCAAGAATTAAAAGATATTTACACCATACTTCACTACTATCTAAATATAGAAGATCTTAGTAAGTGTAAGATTAAAATTGGAGATGAATATGTCGATATTTAATAATGATGATTTCATGGAAATTGCAGAAACAGGATGGATGCCAGTAGGCGACGGATGCTATTTAAATAAGTTTAATTGGCACACTATTGATCAAATTGGTAGAGAATATGACAAAGATGGTAATTTAGTTTATGACCCAGAAAGAAATAATGACCAAGATTAAAGTTAGATCAATACAAGATTTAGATCCACTGGAGAAGTTGTGTCTTACTGACTTTTCTTATTCAAGGCTTGATACTTACAAGATGTGTCCAGCTAAATATTTTTATAGTTACATACAAAAAGAGCCAAGAACTTTCAATGATGCAGCAGTTCTTGGGAACATAGTACACTCTGTTTTGGAAGAGTGTTTAGATAATAAGTCTGAACTGAATCTTGAGCAACTGCAAGAAGAGTATGTAAAGCAAAAAGAAAGCTACGATCCAACTGGCAATATACCGGAGAATTTAATTTCTGTTGGATCCGAGATTCTTAATGAGTTCTATGACAAGCACTATGAAGATTCGTTTGATATATATGACAAAGAATTTGGCTTTAGTTTTGTTATAGGTAACTATCTTGTTAATGGATTCATAGATAGAATAGATTTTTATGATGACAATACGATAAATATCATCGACTATAAAACTCGGAAAATGGGAAGT